GAATATATAATTTATCAAATAATATATTTATTTCCAATATATAGGTATTTTATTTATATCCAATACTTTTACCTTTCTTTTTATATGTTTTTTTATGGTTTTAAAACAATCAAATAACTCGGAATCTAATTGAGCTATGGGAGTATGATTATGAACATTACGAGCTATCATTTTATATAATTTAAATCCTGGATAACGTTCTTTATTGTTAGATTTATAAAGAATATTTAACCCATCATCATCAGTACACCATTCTATAATTTTTTTAGCAATAGGATTTGTTATGTTTTGTAAAGATTTAATATCTTCAACAAAATAATCAAATAATGAGCATCCTAATCTACATAAATCAAATGATTGATTAGGTGTAATTCGTGGTTTATTTGCATTAAAATATGGTTCACAATTATATTGCGTTGCCGCGTCTCCTTTTGGATGATAACTATCACTATACATTGTAGATTGTTTATATTTATATACTGCTCGTCCATAATCTATAATTTTGTATATTTTTCCATATGTTGGTACCTTATAATAAGTATTTTGATAATGATAATATATAAATTTTCTATTAGTTTCATTATACATTATATTATTTGTATGTAAATCATTGTGAGTAAAATTAAATGCTTTTTGATATGTAATTAAAGTCATTATTATTTGAAATAGTATAGATTTCCATTCGGCAATATTAATTTCATTATTAATTATATAATTATCTAATGTATTATGTAATTTTTCTAAACAAATAATTTGAACTGGATATTTATTAATAACAGCTTCAATATAGTCCATAGAATTTAATGAGTCTATTGTAGAACATGATTCATCACTATCATCACTATCATCGCTATTATCACTATTATCGCTATCATCGCTATTATTACTATCAATAGAAGTTAATGAATTTCTCGATGAACATGTACTATCTGAATTACTATTAGATTTCTTAGTAATATTAAATTCAAATATTAATCCATTAGAAATATCTGTATGAACACCATTATTGGTATCTGTATTAGTAGAAGATTCAAACACACTATCGAATATAGTATTGTCATAACTATCTACAGACAATGGCGTGTTCGTATGATTTATAATAATTCGTTTTTTATAATTTCGTGTGTCAATATTGATATAATCATTCATTGCGTTATTATTTAGTTTGAACAATTTTTCATTATTTTCTATAAAATATGTTGAATTGTGTACATATTCAAACTCATCTGCTATATTTATTTTATAATTTTTTTTTATACTTAAAAAAGAACCATAAAAATCTATTCCGTGAATAAAATTATGCTGATGTAAAAGCATTGATGATAAAAATGAAAAAAAGGAATCTATATATGCTGCGTTATTAACATCATATAGTTTATCTAATGATTTCTTAACATTATCATTTGATGAAACTGATGGTAATGAATATAATAAATCTATAGGTTTTTTTTTATATTTGCCAGTCATAAATTTTATTGGATCTATTAAAGGAGATAATTTAAAGAAAGATTTAATAGTTTGATTATTTTCTAATTTTATGGTATAATTATTATCATCTTCACTCTGTATAACATTCATTATATGATTTTTATGATTTAAATTTATATGATTCCAATTTGTATCATTTAATTTAAAAAATTTTGAATAAATTGGTATATAACTTTGTAAATGTGAAAAATTACCATATTTTGATTTTTCTAAAGTATTAAACAAATCAATATGTTTATTTTTTTTATAAAATAATTCGAACATATGAGTTTATTAAATAAAAATATATAGTGTTTTTAACTAATTCGTAATCATTACTATTATTATTCTCTTATTAAATAATACAATAGTAATGAATTTAGAATTGACAAAATTTGATATGAAAAATATTAGTTTTAATCCAAATGAATTAAAAGGTCCAGTAATTGTATTAATTGGTCGTCGTGATACTGGTAAATCATATTTAGTAAGAGATTTATTATACTACCACCAAGATATACCTATAGGAACTGTAATATCAGGAACTGAGTCAGGTAATGGTTTTTATTCGAAACATGTTCCTAAATTATTTATACATGATGAATACAATACTGCTATAATAGAAAATATACTAAAACGTCAAAAAATGGTGCTTAAACAAGTAAAAAAGGAAAACGAAGCATATGGTAGGTCATCAATCGATCCAAGAGCATTTGTTATATTAGATGATTGTTTATTTGATAATAGTTGGACTAAAGATAAAGTTATGCGGTTACTTTTTATGAATGGACGTCATTGGAAAATTATGCTTATAATTACTATGCAATATCCTTTAGGAATTCCTCCAAATTTAAGAACTAATATAGATTATGTGTTTATTTTACGAGAACCATATATTAGCAATCGTAAAAGAATTTATGAAAATTTTGCAGGAATGTTTCCTACATTTGAATCTTTTTGTCAAGTACTGGATCAATGTACAGAAAATTATGAATGTTTAGTTATAAATAACAATTCAAAATCCAATAAATTAGAAGATCAAATATTTTGGTATAAAGCACAACCTCATAATGATTTTAAACTTGGCTCAAAAGAATTCTGGGATTTATCTAAAGATATTGGTTCTGATGATGAAACTGAACAATATGACCCAACATTAATGAGAAAACGTTCTAGTGGACCAAGAATTAATGTAAAAAAAAATAGATGGTGAATTATATCAAATGATATTATATAATAACTTATCTTTATCTATATTATAATATATAATATAGATGTCTGATATTAGTGCGAATGATATATCCTTTACATGTATATATGATGGTTCATTAAACGGAATTGATTTTAGTTTTAGTTCATATGATTTAAGTTCAGTTGATATTAGTGATTCGCCAATATTTGGTGTTGCTAGTATAAGTGTAGGTGATTTTTCTTTTAATTACACAAGAAATAGTAATACAGGATTAGCATCAGATTCATTTACCTATTATGGAACTGATAGTAGTGGTAACACAAATCTTGCTACATGTACAATAGATATATCAATGGTTAATTATAAACCAGAAAAAATAGAATTAACAGATCAAATAGATGTAACAGAAACAACTATTTTCCCATTAATTAAAACTGATGACGATGATATTAGTGGTAATGATCGTCCAACATATTTTATATATAGATTAATAGATCCATCAGGTTCCATTGATACTACATCATATGATGGTTCATATGGATCAGTATCTATTACTAATATGTTGTTTGATAACTCTTCATCAACTCAACAATATGTAACATATACTTCAACATTAATTGGAACCGAAATAATAAAATTACATATATGGAGATTAGAAGGTGAAATTGATTCTAGTGGAGAATCAGTCGCATTACATTGTGACATATCATCGTCTACTATAACTATTACAATACATTTAGAAGACATTCCACAAATTAAATTTCAATATGAAGATTATTCAGAATATCAAACAAGAGGTTTATCAGATAAACGATATAAACTAGCGTCTGATAAATATTATGAGTATATAAATTCTTCTGGAACACCAGAGGAACGAGCACAAATATTATTAGATGGTTTACATGCTGCACAAGGTTCTATAAACTCATATAAATATAATCAACTAGCTAAAAAAATATATAAATTATTAGTTATTAAAGCTTTACCATTACGAAATGATTTGACTGCGCTAGATAATTTTTTAACAAACATAAATTGTAAATAATGTATTGAAAATAACAATATATTATTCTAAAATATTTATAATTTTATATTAGTAGTAACATTATCATCTTGTTTTTTGTTGTTTATTTGTTGTTGTATCGTGTCAGTATGTTCTTTATCAAAAGTTTTTGTACGAATATTATTACCCTCAAATAATTCTTTACGAATATTTGCTCCATCGGTAATTTCAGCATTTCCTAATGTTGTTTCAACGGTACTCATATTCGCAACCCCTACTAATTCTCCATCAGCAGTAATATTTTGTGTTAATTTAGTACCACTTTCTTTAGCAAGTTTTATATTTTCTGCAATTGCTGCTCGTTTCTTTTCTGTAACTCGTTCTTCAAACACTTTTTTTGCCTTATCTTCATTCTTAATCTTTTCACTCATTAATTTATTAAGTTCTTCTTCTAAATATTCTACACGTCCAGTTTTATATGCTTTAGGTTCCCATGGTATCCATGTTCCTACTGGACCAACATATATATCATGATTAGGATCTACTTCACGAAGCATTTTACATCGAAGTTCTGCTTCTTCTTGAGTTGGAAAATTTCCACGAATTTTTAATCCTCTTGTATTTGTTTGAAAATTGTAGAGTTCGCTAAATTCTTTTTCTAATGAATCTTCTTGTTTATCTAAAAAATTTTTATATTCATCTTCGATCGACGTATCAATAAGATTATCTTTTTCACTTTTAGAAAATTCTTGAAAATCATTAGTTAATTTATCAAAATCTAAATTATATTTGTAACTTACAAAATTTAAAAATTGCATAAATTTTTTCATCGATTTTTCAAAATCAAAATGCTTTAGGAAATGTTCAAACATAAATAACTCTTTTTTTTTTAAAATATTATCTGGAGATATAAATGAAATACATGCAAATTTTTGTCCAGCTATAATTTTATCTTCTTCTAACAAATCTACATATTTAGAATTAGTTGTACCATCTGAATTTAATTTTCTATCAAAATTGTTAGTTTCTGTAGACATTATATGTATATATAGACACTTGAATTTAAGTATTTTTAACGAATTATATATTTTTTTTTTCTAATGTTAGAATATATAATGTTCGGTAAATTAGGTCAATTTTTAGATTTAGGCGAATTAGTTCGTCGCGCTGTCAAATACTTAGTAGAAGGTTTAATGGTTGCCCTTGCTGCCTATGCTATTCCTAAACGTTCTTTAAATTTAGATGAAGTAGCACTTATTGCTTTAACTGCTGCTGCTACATTCTCCATTCTCGATACCTACTTGCCTTCTATGGCTGTAAGTGCTCGTTCTGGCGCTGGTTTCGGTATTGGTGCTAACCTTGTAGGATTTCCTCGTATGTAAATAGTATAATCTATTTACGACACTTTATAACGACACTTTATAGTATAGTTTTATTATAAGATTTTCAATTAGCAACGTAGCTCAGATGGAAGAGCGCCAGGCTCATAACCTGGAAGCCGATAGATCGAAACTATCCGTTGCTATTTACGTTTGTTCCTTTATTAGTGTAAGAATAAAAAGAAAGGGAGTAAATATATATTGGATAATTATATTTTTAATCCAATATATATATTATGGAATTAAATTCGTTAAAACGTATTACGTGGAGTGACCAATTAGAACAATATTTTAAGAGAACAGGTGAAAAAGCATATGGATATGGATTATTACATAAACAATGTGAAAAAATGTATTCTTTTAGAACAACAATAATAGATTTACCAGTAATAGTATTATCTACTATATGTGGAACATTATCTATAGGCAACGCATCTTTATTTGGAGCAGAAAATGAAAAATTAGCAAGTATGGCGATAGGAGGGTTATCATTGTGTGTAGGAGTAATAAATACAATAGGTTCTTATTTTTCTTGGGCTAAAAGAGCTGAAGCACATAAAATTGCATCAATAGAATACAATAAATTATTCAGATTTTTGTCTATAGAATTATCATTGCCGAGAGAAGAACGGATTGCATGTAAGGATTTATTAAAATCAGTAAGAGAAACATTTGAACGATTACAAGAAATTGCTCCATTAGTGCCGTTAAAAATACTAAACTATTTTAAAAATAAATATAAGAATTATTTAAATATAGCAAAACCAAGTGAAATAAATGGTTTAGAAAGCATAGTTATATATTCAACATGTACAAACATTAACAATACAATAACTCAAAATACATATGAACATATGAAAAATACTACAAAATTAACGGATGATCATTCTAAAATAGTAACAGAAAAGGTAACAGAAAAGGTTGTTACAGATATATCACAAAATACATTTGACAATGTTAGTACAATGGTCAATGTTGATACAATTGACACTGTTGGTACAGATATATCACAAAATACATTTAACAATGTTAGTAAAATTGACACTGTTGGTACAATTGACACTGTTGATACAATGGCCAATGTTGTATTAGAAGTATCATCGACAAATTCAAAAGATTAGAGTAAATATCGTAATAATGTTATTATGGAGTTGGTATAAATTCCCAATTTAATTCAGCACATATTTTCTTCCAAATTTCATCTTGTTCCATACGTTTAATTGGGTCTTTTAGCATATAAAAATGTTTGAGATATTGGTCTTTACCAAGTAATTCGCACAATTTAAATAACACATAATAATAGTTTAAAAAATTAACGCGTTGATTTGGACAATATTTAGCATATGGTTTTTGAATCTCTAAAAATAAATTACATAATGTAGTTTCTAATTCAATATTCATAGTTGGTGGTTTAATTCCAAGTTTATCTTTAATAAACGGAATGTGTTCATAATATTTGTTATATCCTAAATTCTTTAATATTTGTTTTGTTTTGTCATTAGTTAATTGGTCTAATGTAATTCTTTCTTTTTTTATCTGTTTTTTTATATTTTCTATTATATTTTCATCAATCAATGTAGATTCTTTCGCTTGAAATTGTGCTAAAATTTCTCTAAAATGATTAATGCGTTTATACGCATAAAAACATATTTCTTTTGGAGGTTCTTTATATGAAGGTTTTTCATGTTCAACTAAATATGAAGTTTGTGTACTACATTTATTACATACCAATACTCCTTCATAATCTATTGGTATTAATTCACCTTCACATTTACAACAATGATCAAGATTATCAATATAATCATTTATATTGATAAATCTCTCGTCTACATTTATCAAGTATTTTTTTACATTATTTATTTGTAATTCATTAGTTACATTTTTATGTTTGACATTTTTAAAAAATTTATTCAATATTGTTTTTTTATTAGTGTTTTTACTAATGTTTTTTTTATTTTCAAAATATTCAAAAATATACTTTGAATTATTAAGAAAATACTTCTTTTTACGATTCTTTATTTTTGATATTTTATTCTTCAAAATTTTTATATTATCAATAAATTCTAATTTTTCGTCAATGGAAACATAATCTTCATTTTTTATTTTATCTATTAAGTTTTGTCTTTCCTGTTGTAGTATTGGAATTGATTTAATATTATCATTGAATTCATTTAATAATTCATGATGTTTACTATCAACAGTAATGGTAGATTTTTTATCAACAATTATTGTTTTTGTTGTTTTCGGTTTAAATTTAGGCATTATAATTACATATAAAGATTTTTTTAATTCAAAAATGTGTAAAGTTCTATTATTTATTATACATTTATTTATTAAATGAGTGTTGATATAGATATTTTAGAAAACACTAAAACTAAACTATCAATGCATAATGATATAAATATAAATGAACATAATATTATCATAAATTTCAACAATAAAGATATAAAAAAAATGATATTTATTTTCAATTCTTTAGAAAATGGTTGGATAATAAAAAAACAAAATGGTTGTTATATTTTTAAAAAAAAACATGAAGGAAAAAAAGAAATTTTTAAAGACAATTATTTAACTAGGTTTGTGGAAGAGAATTGTAATTTTAAAAAAACAACATAAATATTTATCTAGCGTATATTCATTTATTTAGCGGATAATTAATATTTTTTTTTCTTTAGGAATATTATAATATGGCTGGTGGTTTAATGCAACTCGTCGCCTATGGCGCACAAGATGTTTATCTTACAGGAAATCCTCAAATCACTTTCTGGAAAGTGACTTACCGCAGACACACTAACTTTGCAATGGAATCTATTGAACAAACCTTCAATGGACAAGCTGACTTCGGTCGCCGTGTTCAATGCACAATCTCTCGCAATGGTGATTTAGCATACCGCACATACCTTCAAGTAACACTTCCCGAAATTAACCAAGACGATGCCCTCTACGCACGCTGGTTAGACTTCCCTGGAGAACAAATGATCTCTATGGTAGAAGTAGAAATTGGTGGTCAACGCATTGATCGTCAATATGGTGACTGGATGCACATCTGGAATCAATTAACCATGACATCCGAACAAGAAAGTGGTTACCACAAAATGGTAGGACAAACTACCCAATTAACTTACTTAACTGATCCTTCCTTCTCTGCAGTAGATGGACCTTGCGATGCTAACGCACCTGGACAAGTATGCGAACCTCGTAATGCTTTACCCGAAACTACTTTATACGTAGCCCTCCAATTCTGGTTCTGCCGCAACCCTGGTTTAGCACTTCCTTTAATTGCTCTTCAATACCACGAAGTTAAGATTAACATTGACTTCCGTCCCCTTGATGAGTGCTTATGGGCTGTATCCAGTTTAGAATGCGGTGCCGTAGGTAACAGCGTAAAATCTACTGCTGCTTACAACAAATCTCTTGTAGCCGCATCCTTATACGTTGACTACGTGTTCCTTGATACTGATGAACGCAGACGTATGGCACAAAACCCTCACGAATACCTCATTGAACAACTTCAATTCACTGGTGATGAATCCGTCGGAAGCTCCAGTAACAAAGTAAAACTCAATTTCAACCATCCTTGCAAAGAATTAGTATGGGTTGTACAACCTGATGCCCACGTTGATTACTGTGCTTCTTTCGAATGCAGTCAATTATTAAACAGAACCTTAGGAGCCCAACCTTTCAACTACACTGACGCTGTGGATGCTCTTCCCAATTCTATGGCATCTTTCTCCAACCAAGTCGGTGCTGCTTCTGGTGCTTTCATTGATTCCAATGGTATCTTCCAAGATGCTGGTGCCGCGGATACAACATGGCAATCAGGGTGGGGTGCTACTGGTACTGGAGGATCTTACGCTCATCCCCAATTTAACACAACAGAAAACTCTGGTGTGTCTGATGCCGGTGCTTTCGTATTAGCCGAAACCGCATTATCTTTACACTGCTGGGGACAAAACCCTGTTGTAACTGGTAAATTACAACTCAATGGTCAAGATCGCTTCAGTGAACGCGAAGGTAGCTACTTCGATACCGTTCAACCCTTCCAACATCACACACGTGCCCCCGATACTGGTATTAACGTGTACTCCTTCGGTCTCCGCCCCGAAGAACACCAACCCAGTGGAACATGCAATTTCTCCAGAATTGATAACGCCACATTACAACTTGTCCTTTCTAACCGCACAGTTGAAGGCACAAACACCGCTAAGGTCCGTGTATACGCCACTAACTACAATGTGTTACGTGTAATGAGTGGTATGGGAGGCTTGGCATACTCCAATTAAATAAGTTGAGTATGAACCATTATACATT